ATTGTACCTGCACTTGCACCGTCTAATACGTTAAGCTCTGCACCTGTGGCTGTTAGTCCTGATACATTATTAGCTGTACCATTGACTGCTTGAATACGAGCTTCTACAGACTGTTGTGTTGGAATAAGTGTAGCACTGTTAGATGCCATATCGTCTTCATCTACAAAACCTGTAATGGTTATACTACCGTCTGATAAGCTACCATAAGTAATTGTGCCTGTAGTTGTAATAGCAGAAGAACCGTTGTTAATAGAGCCAAACCCACTTGTAATACTACCTGAGTCTAAAGCTCCTACTGTAGTAGCAGCAGTAGTTACTAGGTTGGGCATAGCTGTAATCTCATCATCAAAATATGCTGACAAGTCTGTAACAGCTACTTGTTTCATTGTGCCGTTATCATTAAGCACAACTCTGTCTGCATCGGCAACAGTAACAGATGAAGCAGAAGTGTCTCCATCTAATATATTTATTTCAGTAGCTGTTGCCGTAACACCATCAAGTATGTTCAACTCTGCAGCAGTAGATGTTACTCCATCTAGTATATTGAGTTCTGCTGTTGTTGCTGTAACACCGTCTAATAAGTTTAACTCGGCAGGAGTAGATGTAATGGCTGTGTCACTGTCTGCAGCCAATACTGGTAGTGTACCTGACTGATTTGGTAACTTAATAGTTCTGTCGGCTGTTGGGTCTGTAATAGTTAGAGTAGTTTCGTTAGCATCGGCTGTAGCACCTTCAAAGACTATGGCATTCTGTGCGTTCATAGTTACAGTGTCTACAACTGTCTGTGTACCACTAACTGTTAAATCACCTGCTATTGTAACAGAGCCATTGGCTAAAGTTATAAGGTCAGTATCATCTGTGTGACCAATCGTTGTACCATTTATAACAACATCATCAATATCAAGTGAGCCACCTGTAATAAGACCTGTTGTTGTTATTGTAGACGAACCTGTGTCTATATTACCAAAACCTGATGAGATAGCACCACTGTCTAATGTACCAACAGTTGTGGCTGCAGTAGTCACAAGGTTAGGCATTGCAGTTATTTCATCATCAAAGTAGGCAGCGAGGTCGGTGACAGCAACCTGCACCATAGTGCCATTGTCATTTAATATAACTCTGTCTGCGTCTGCGACAGTAGTAGATGTGGCTGATGTATCTCCGTCTATTATATTAATCTCAGATGCAGTAGCTGTAACACCATCCATAATGTTTAGTTCTGCAGTAGTAGACGTAACACCATCCATGATGTTTAACTCTGCAGTTGTTGCAGTCACACCATCTAAAATATTTAATTCTGCTGCAGTTGATGTAACTCCATCAAGAATATTTAACTCAGCCGTAGTTGCTGTAACTCCGTCCATAATATTAAGTTCAGCAGTTGTGGCTGTTACACCATCAAGTATATTTAATTCAGTTGCAGTTGCTGTTACATTAGTGCCACCTATGTCAAGTGTAGTCATAGAGACTTCACCTGCTGCAGTTACATTAGCACCACTAAATGTTAGTGCTGTTGTACTACCTGACTTTATTATTAAGTTGCCTGAACTGTTAGTAAGTGCAGCATATTGAGTTCCTGCATCTTTTAAAAGTACATCTGCTCCATCTGCATCTAGTATTATATCTCCTGCCACATCAATTGTAAGGTCTCCTGAGGACAGGTCAATCTCTGTGCCGTCAATAGTTATATTATCAATTACTACCCCTGCATTAGCCGTTACAGCACCTGTGACACCTAATGTTCCTGCTACTGTAGCATTTTCGTCTACATCAAGTGTATCTATGTGTGCTGTACCATCAATGTGCAGGTCTTTAAACTCTGTTCCTGATGCACCTAAATCTATATCATTGTCTGTTACTGGAAGTATTGCACCGTCTTGGATTCTAATTTGTTCTGTAGCTGCACTACTAACTTCTGTAAAAAATCCTACACGATTATTGCTTGTGTCTACTACGACTTTGTTTAGTGCGTCTGTATCAGCAATTAGTCCTACATACGCACCTTCTGTTGATGAACCATCGTGATTGTGACCACCACTAAAAGCAAAGGCTGTAACAATAGCATTTAATTCAGCGTTAATTGGTGCAGACTTAACAACCTGACCTGACTGAATATCGGCTGTATTTGTTCTTGAGTAACCTGCCATTACCTTACATCTCCTAGTCCGTGTGTTATTGTAAATCCTTGAATACTGTGCGACTCGTTCGTATCATCTGACACAAATGTCAAGGCTATTGCTTTACCTGAGCCTGAAAATGCAACTGATTCAACTGGTGATGGATTTCCATCAAATATATCTGTTGTGTCAAATACAGCTACGTTTGTACCTCTATCAAAGAATGCTCCGGGACTTGTTGTTGATAGAGTTAAGTTGTCTGGTGTTGCTATATCTGTGTTATCGTAGTCATAGGTTACAGATAAAGCTACTGAAAAGTTTCCCTCTGCATTTAAATATGTTGATGTGCTATAAAATGTTTTTCTTTGCTCAGGATTACCCATGTAAACAAACGGAGTTTTAAATATACTCAGAATGTTACTTGTATCAAAAGAGTTACCTGACTCCTGTTGAAAAACTTTTCCATCTGATGCACCATGTATTACAAACTCTTCTTGTTCTATATACCCACTGTCTGCACATATACACGTAATACCAAAAGTTTGTGCAAATTCAAAACCTATATTTCCTCCAGATTCTCTTAATGCACCGAGTATTCCTTGTGATGCAGAAGTAGAAAATAAGTATCTAAACTGTGATTTACTTCTTATTATTACAGATGATAAAGTATCTAAATCTTCATCACGTATTACATTTCTTATAGTAGACTGTATAGTTTTTGACACAGTTTCAAGATTAACATCGCCAATCTTGTTTGTACCACCAATAGGTCTTATACCGTCAGGTGCAAGGAATAATAAATCTCCCCCTAGTTCTATCACACTATCAGTAGAAAGGCAACCTAAATTTGATGTGACCGACTCTAACACAAAGTTAGCTGAGTTGTCTCCTACAAGTCTCTTAATATTATTCTTACCAAATATAAATAATACGTTACGAAACTTCTTAATAGCTAC